GAGGTTTTTTTCAAGGGAACACTGACACTATTAGTGCAGTAAGAGAAAATATAAAAACTCTTCTTTTAACTCTTAAGGGTGAAAGAGTAATGCACGGTGAACTAGGAACTAATATACCTGTATTGCAAGGACAACTATTTGAGCCTATTACAAGAGAAGAAACATTTGAAAATATAAGGCTAGAAATAGAAACAGCCATTCAAACATATTTACCTTATATAAGAATACTTAACATACAGATGGTGACGCAAGAAGAAGAACCAATATTAGGTAATAACAAAATAAGAATAAATATGTCTTATGCAATTAGTGATCAAAGCGCATTAGTTGATAATGTAGACATAACTTTGAACAACCCTGAGAGCTAAAATGCCTATAACTACAAATAGAGATATTAATTATTTATCCAAAGATTTTGATTCTATTAAAGCTGACCTCATAGATTATGTTAAAAGACACTTTCCTAGCGACTGGCGTGATTTTAATGATGCATCGGGAGGAATGGCTTTATTAGAGTTAATCGCCTATGTAGGGGATGTTTTAAGTTTCAATGTTGATCGGCAAGTTAATGAGGCATATATTAATCGTGCCGTAGAATTAAAAAATATAGTTTCATTGGCTCAGAATTTTGGTTATAAACCAAAAAATCAAACGCCTGCTGTAGTAAACCTTGCAGTGTCTGCTGATTTTACCAACACCACATCTGCGGAAACTTTATTTACCCTAAAAAAGGGAGCAACTGTTTTAACTAACTATGACCCTGTAATTGCTTTTGAAACTTTAAGTGATGTAGATTTTTCAAGCCCTGCGAATAGAATAATACAAACTGCAGGTGCTACTACTACAGTAAGTGTGTCAGGTGTTTCTGCAGTTGCTGGTATCTCAAAAATATTCAGATATCGAGCAGATGATCCGGTGAAATTTTTAAAGATTACTTTACCAGACTCTAACATTAATGAAATAATGTCTGTTTCAGCCAGTGATGGTAGTGAATATTTTGAAGTTGATAGTTTAGCTAGAGATACTATTTTTACTGGTGAAGTTAATACTAGCAGTAGCTCGGGCGATGCTGGGTATATTATGAGATTAAAAAGAGTTCCTAAAAGGTATGTAGTAGAGCGTGACCCAACTGGGCTAACTTCAGTAAGATTTGGGCCTGGAGTATTAATGGAGGCAGATGCCGATGTTATTCCAAATCCTAATGATTTTGTTTTACCTCCTACATTACGTGGATCTCCATCGGGATTTGCTCCAGCAGCGATTGATTCTACTAATTTCCTAAAAACTAAATCCCTAGGCGTTGCGCCACAAAACACAGATCTTACTATAACTTATAGGGCTGGTGGTGGTGTAGCTACTAATGTAGGAGTAGGTAGCTTAACAAGAATAATAAATAAGGATTTAGTATTTGCAGCTCCTAATTTGGATTCGTTATCTGCTACTGTAGTAACAAATATTACTAATAGCTTAGCTTGTAATAATGGCGAACAAGCTAGTGGTGGAGAACAGGCAGAATCAGTAGCTTCAATTAGAGAGAACGCCGTATATAATATGGGATCTCAATTGCGATGTGTAACTTTACAAGATTATCAAGCTAGAATAATGTCTATGCCAGCTCAATTTGGAAGTGTCTTTAGAAGCTTTGTAAGAAAAGATCCAAATAATAGTATGGGTGTTGAAATGTTTTTAATAACTAGAAATAATCAAAAACAGTTAACATTACCTTCGGATGTAATAAAAAACAATATAGAGTCCTATGTTAAAAATTTCAAATCCTTCTCTGATACAGTAAAATTAACTAGTGGCCGCATCATTAATGTGGGTGTTGATTTTACAATAGTGCCCCAAGCTGATGCAAACTCACAAGAAGCTCTTATGGAATGTATTATGGTGTTACAAAGAGTATTTGATACGGCTCGCACTAATTTTAATGATAGTATTATTATTCCAGACATACAGGCGCGTCTTCAATCATTGCAAAAGATTAGGTCTGTTCCAAATTTAAAAATAGTAAACAAAACCACTACTGTTGGTTCAAGAACTTATTCTGGTACAGAGTTTAATATTAACGCTAATACTAGCAGTGGTATTTTAAAGTTTCCAGAAAATTCAGTATGGGAATTAAAGTATCCTAATTTTGATATTATTGGACGATTCGCAGATCAATCTACAGCTGCAGCAGCGGCAGCGGGAGTTGCAGGATCTGTAGGTAGCGGCGGATATTAATGAGAGAATAAAATGAGCTACGCAAGAGCATTTTCAAAAATAGATACTTGGATTACGGAGTATTCTACAACTGCTAATTTCGGTTTAACACCAGTATTAGAAGTGTGGAATAAAGTTAATGATCGCCGTGATGATAGAAAAGAGTGGGCAAGAATGTTGGTTAAGTTTGGTCTTACTTCTCTAAGTGCTGGTATTGTAAGCACTGGTAAGTATCCCGACCCAAGAACTGATTCAACTGTATCTGCTTACATTTATATGTTTAATACGCCATCTACTGATACGGTGCCAGAAAATTTTGATATATGGAGCTTCCCTATTACATCAAACTGGATCGAAGGGCGCGGGTTAGATAATGATAACTTTAGTAACACAGGTTTTGCTAATGCATTATCAGCCACAAATTTAGTTGCATGGAAAACAGATAGTAATGCTGGTCAGACAGGTGCCAATAATTATTTGGGATATGCAACTGCAGTTTATGATTCTAATTCCGGCTCAGCAAGTTTTGTTAATGGTGAAGAAAACCTTAAAATAGATGTTACTGATTATTTCAAGGCTTTTCTTAATTACGCTACAGGAACTTCTATTGCTAATGGTGGATCTGCAGATCATGGTTTTCTTTTTAGAATGTCAAATGCTCAAGAATGTAAAGATGCAACTGAGGCCACTGCAGCTGGCGTTGATACATCAGTATCAGCAACAAATTTTTATTCTAAAAAGTTTTATAGTCGTGAAACAAATACGCAGAAGCAACCTTACCTGCAGTTGGAGTGGCCAGGCGCTATCAAGGATGATAGAAAAAATATTAAGTTTTCTAAGTCTGGTCTTCTATACTATTATAGTGTAGTTGATGGCGCGTTAACTGACTTAAATGGCACCGGGCCATTTCCAGGTCATGTAACTTTGAGTGCAGATGGTAATACAACAGTCGCAGGTAGCACAGGAATTTATTTAGGTATTGCGGTTTCAGCAGCGCGCGCCTCAAAAGGTATATATAAAATCAATGTAGGTGATGCTGGCACTGAAACTGCGGCTGCTGGTTTGACAGGGATAAATATTGGTTTGTCTAGCGCAACTTCTTTTACAGATAGTTGGACAGTTACAACTGCTGGCGAATATAGGACTGATTCATTCGCGTTTAGTTGTATATTACCTACGTCGGGACATAGCAATTATACCACTGCTAATTATCAAATTACACTTAGTAATTTGGTTCCGAAGTTTCAGCCTGGAACTACTCAACGTATTAGGGTTAATATAAAAGATAGAACTACTTCTTTAAAAAGTGTTACAGGTAGTAGCACCGCCGCTAATAACTTTACTGTTAAGGCGGGTAAGATTCAGATTAGAGAGAAATATACAGATGATATAGAAATACAAAACTTTGATATCTCTTATGACTCTGAGGGTAATTTCTTTGATTTAGATACTAATCTTTTATATGTAGGTATACCGTATAAGGTGTATATGGAGTTGGAAGTGCGTGGCGACACTTTCTATTATGATTTCCCCGAAAAGTGGGATTTTGTGGTTGGTGAATCTTATAGCACAGAAGATACAAACCCATCTTCTATGGCAAGGCGCACCCGCGAGGCTAATTACGATTATGGTCTATTGTAGGAAAAAGATAAATGGCTGATTCTGGATATTCATATGACACACTTGTAGCATCGCTGTCTGCGGTTGGTACTGCTAGTGGTGAGCTTATAAGCCTTAGTATTACAGGAAAAGATAATAAAGTAATTCCTCTAGTTGACTATGGTGATTTTTCTCAGCATGTATTTTTTAGCGATGCTGTAAGGTTATTTAATACTTCTTATACACGAATTGTTAATGAATACCCTATTGGTATAAGTGGTACAGATGTTTCTTCTTTATGTGCTGAAAATATTTTTAAAGTAGATGAGTTTAAAAAGAAATCAACTGGGTTTGATTTATGGTTACTAGATAAATTAGCTATAACCGGTTCTAAATCTGCTAATCCAAATGCAGAGCCTAATGTTACGATGAATGCCACTAATCAAGATGGTGATACAGTTCCTCTGGTGCATATTATTAGAGGCGCTACAAACAGTGTAACTGGGTCTCAAACAGCATTAGCTGCTTCAGTTTCTTCTAGAGCTGTTAACTTTGAAGAAACAAATACAAATATTGTAGATAGGACTGCAGGCACAGCAGAATACCTCACTATAGATACAAGTCCAGATGGCCTGAAGCGTTCTACAGCACGTAGAGCTATAATAGAGTTTCCTTCTACGGCTGAAACACGAATTACTCGCGGTCCAGAACTTAAGAATTTATTGCCACAAATATTATTTTCTGGTGATGTAGATGAGGTATTAGAAAAAACATTAGCGGCGATGGGTGATGAGTATGATGAAATAAAAACTTTTATTAATCAAATAGCTAATGTTAAACGAATAAGTTACGATAAATATAATAGGGCGCCAAATAAGTTCCTACCCTCTTTAGCGGCTGAATTTGGTATTAATTTATATGGGATGGCTACAAATAGTGATTTCCAAAAGTATCTGACTCAATCTACTTCTGGAGCAACGACTCAAGAAATAACTTATGAGATATGGAATAAGATTCTCAATAATATTACTTACCTTTTAAAGACAAAAGGTACAAAAGAAGCAGCTGAAGCAATAAATAGGATATACGGAGTTGATCACAATTATGTGAAATATAATGAATACTCTGCCTTTCATAAGCCATCTAGTATTAGAGTATCTGAAGAGGTTGATTTTCCTGCTTTTTATACTTCAGGTGATGCTTTTATTCAAACTACATCAAATGCGACAACTGGGTCTGCTATCGCTTTTGATTTCCCAGCATCTACTAATTTCACCATTGAAATGAGAGTATCCGCTACTGCCGATCATGGCAGTATGACGTTACTAAAGCATCCTTTATATACAATTGATATGGATGCTAGTGGACGAGCAGCTTTTAAATCTACTACAACTGCCTCCATGTCGGCTATTACTGATTTAACTTCTATGTCAGGATGGATCAAAGGTGGGGGAAGTGCAAATAATTTTGTAAATGTAATAGCATCTCGTTCTGGTGATACATTAAGAATTTGGACATTGGCTTTATCGGGTTCACCTACGGGTGGTAATGATATAGTTTCTTGGGCTTCTGGCTCT